CTTCGATTACCTTGAAAAATGGTTACGGAAACGGGAGGCGGGGTGCTATGGCGCAGCGTATAGTCGGGTACATTGATTACATAACGCAGCAGGGTGATACATTTGACAGCTTGGCCCTAGCTGTATATAACGAGGAGAAGCTGGCAAGCACCATTATCCAGGCTAATCCGGATTATTGCGATGTGATCATCTTTGATGCGGGAGTCAGTCTCCAGATCCCAATTATTGAAAACATTGAGGCTCCGGAGACACTCCCGCCCTGGAGGCGATAACATTGAAGCTGTATTATGAAGGGAAAGATATCACAGAGGCTGTATCGATTAACGCCTGCATACATGACATGTATTCCGAAGGCCGTAGCGATTCTTTGTTCATAAGATTTAACGATGTTTCTGACCTTTGGGATACATGGGGGCCTCAAATTGGTGACACCATTGCCGTGGAAATGGATGCAGCAAGGACAGGTAAGATGTATGTCCATAACATTGCTCCGGAGAATGGCAAGATCGCATTTGGAGCCCTATCGGTTCCATTATCATACCAATTGACCAGAAGCAAGTCCTGGGAGCAGGTCAAGCTTCTGCAGCTTGCCCGAGAGATAGCTGAACGCCATGGCCTTAATTTCAAGCAATATGGAGTGGAAGATAAGACGTTCCCATACCTTAAGCAGGATGAGCAAAGTGACTTTGAATTTCTATATGAAAGGTGCACCCATGAAGGATGTGCCTTTCTTGTTTTTGACGGGTCTTTAATCCTGTATTCCAAGGCATATATCGAGAATCAAGAGCCGTCTCAAGTACTGGTGCTCGGTTCTGATGCGAAATATGAGTTCGAGCTTATTGACTCCAACAGGACAGGAGTAATATGGAACACTTTCACCCCTGCGCTTGCCGCCGGCAGTGTTGTCACTCTTCGGATCGAGGCTGTACCGTCTTGGGATGGTCCGATTTTTATTGATCATATCCGGCATGATTATGTAAAGCAACGGAGCAAGATATTTTTCCGGAAGCTGGAGGGATGATGATGGTTCAGAAAGGTACCGTCGTAGGTATCCTCCCGGGAGGAGTCCGGGTAAAACCCATGGGGAGTAATGCGGTGACCCCAATCATCAAAACTGATTTATCACTCTCCATACATGATGTTGTAGCATTTGTTCTTTTTGATGATGGGACAGGTATTATATTGCAGAAAATGTGAGGTGGGATAAATGTCGATTGTAGCTCAATGGCTCAGCAAAAAGTGGGAGGTATCTCCACAGAGGATTCAAAATATATCGAATCTCTCCACCTCATATAAGCTCAAAACTGAATCCAGTTCAGCATCAGATGGTTCGACCGTCACCAAGGTGCTCGGCTTAGAACCGCAGCAATTCAAGTTCGAGACTCAGCTCGGTGAAGCTGTGGGTGTTAATGTTAGGGAGGAAATCGAATCTTGGAAGTCTCTTGTGGGCCAATCTGGCACCTTTTATCTGGGTGGGAAAAACTTTGGGGCTGGCAAGATGCAGCTTACTACTGTTGATGTATCAGATATCATACTCGATGACTTTGGACGGATCCGAAGTGCAAAACTATCATTCACATTTACCGAGGATACAACTACCTCAAAGTCTTCAAGTAAAAAGAAAAAATTAACGGCTGCCAGTAGCTCCACTTATACAGCTCTGGGCATAGCTCCATCATCAGCTGACAAGGCCCAGAAAAAGCCTACCAATACGCAGTTATCGGGGTGATGATATATGAAAGCATATGGGAACGGTACCCCTGAGCAGTGTGCGGCAAACCTCCTAAGGATCGCGCGCGGTGAAGTGCCATATGAACGGATAAAAGGTTTGGACGCAGGCCTTATAGATAAACCTTTTACCCTGGCAAATCCAGAATTGAGGGCTGATATCGAGTGGGTGATATCGACCTATGAGCCCAGGATTGATTTGGAACAAACATCGATTGAGGCTTTACTCCCTGCAGAAGGGCAGTTCGCTGTAAATACGGTTACTAAGGGGGGTCATGGATGAGCGAAATTAATTTTGTAGAGACTGATTCGGTCACTATATACAATCAGATAATACAGTCCCTAGAGCAAAGCGTCGGTCAACCTCTTTATCCGGGGGACGAACGGCGGATATTCGGGGAAGCTCTGGTCCCTTTGTTTGTGGCCATGTATAGCACGGTCAATGACGCAGCTCGTCAGCGGTTGCTCCGATATGCAAGGGGGGAAGTCCTGGATGCCCTTGGGGAGCGAGTAAATACTCCAAGAGCGGCAGCAATACCGGCAAAAACCACCCTGCGCTTCTCCACTGGCACCCCCGCAGACAGTAATATAGTTATCCCGGCCGGGACCAAAGTGGCTTCATCTGATGGAGTGCTTTATTTTGCCACCGACGAAACAGCAGTGCTGACAACAGGGGCCTATCATGTTGATGTGTCAGCCTCAAGCATCGAGGGTGGCGCTGCCTATAACGGATATGCACCTGGTACCCTATCTGTTTTGGTTGATCTTATCCCATACATCGCCGTGACGAATACCGAGATGACGTACGGGGGCGATGATGGCGAGCCGTATACGGAAGCCGGAGACAACAAATACCGAGAACGTATTCGTCTGGCATCATCCAAGTTCTCGGTCGCAGGCCCGGCAGGGGCATACCGATATTTTGCTCTCTCTGCGGATCCACGGATTGCAGACGTTAGTATTATCTCCCCGGAGCCGGGGATGGTAAAGATTGTCCCAATACTCACTGGAGGGAAGATACCCCCGCAGGAAATCCTCACAAAGGTCGAACAGGCGGTGACTGCTCCAGATGTTCGGCCGCTGACCGATTTTGTACAGGTGGCCGCTCCGACGCAGGTTGAGTATGATATCATCCTAAAATACTACACGACAGCTGATGATGAGAGTCAGGCCATACAAACTATTGAGGGAGATGACGGGGCAATAGCCCGGTATATCGCCTGGCAGTCTGGAGCTCTCGGCCGGGCTATTAATCCGGACCAGCTACGTAAACAGATATTGGCCCCTGCTTGGGAAGATGGTCTCGTTGGCGCCGTGAGGGTGGATATTATACAGCCTCAGTTTAAAGAGCTCATGGCCGATGAAATAGCCAAGTTCAGCGGGAATCTGACGGTAACCCATGAGGTGGTGAGAAGCACATGAGGTTATCTGATGCTGACATCAAAGCTTTATTGCCGGTATTCATGCGGTCAGATGAAGCAGTTATAGGCTTGGCCGATGGAGTTAATTCTCTTATTAAGGCTCTGGCCGCAAAGGTAATCCTTCTGAGGGTATGGGACCAGATAGATAATATGAGCGAGGCCGAGCTTGATGAACTGGCCTGGGAGCTGGATGCAACCTGGTACAGCAAAGACGCTGATATTACGACCAAACGAGAGCTCATCAAAAAATCCGACCTGATCCATGCAAAACTCGGCACAAAGTGGGCTGTAGAGCAGGTCATAAGTACCTATTTCGGCGATGGCATTGTGCAGGAGTGGTTTGAGTATGGTGGTGAGCCGTTCAAGTTCAAGGTAATCACCACTAATGCTTCAGTGACCAATGAACAGGCGAGTCTCTTTCTGAAAGCATTAAACGCCGTGAAGAATCTGAGGTCACACTTGGAAGAAATAGTGATTTCTCTCTCTGGGGAAATGCCCCTTTACTTTGCCGGTGTTGTCCACACTGGTGATTTTTTAGAGATAAGGCAGGTGGTATAAATGAGTGCATTTGGTGGATTGATATTGACAAGTAGGGGGCGTGCGCTGCAAGCAAAGGCCCAGGCGGGAATACAGCTCAAATTTACAAATATTCGAGTTGGAGATGGCCAGGTTGGCGGACAAGCCATTTCTGGGCTGACAGACTTAATTCATACGGTAAAAACGCTGGATATAACAAAGTTAAAAACTCTCTCCGGAGGTAAAGCAGTAGTAGGAAGTACACTTTCCAATAGCGGGCTAACAACCGGTTTCTATTGGCGGGAGATTGGGGTGTTTGCCGAGGATCCTGACCTCGGCGAAATCCTTTATTGCTATGGAAATGCTGGTGATCAGGCTGAATACATACCTGCAGATGGTGGCGCGGATCTCATTGAAAAGAGCATTGATGTGGTTATTCTGGTGGGTAACGCATCTAATATCTCCGCAGTCATTGATCAGTCCTTGATATTTGTTTCAATGGGGGATTTTCTTGAACATACGGAAAATACCATAGCACACGTTACTCATGTAGAAAGAGAAACATGGAACGCAAAAGAAACCCCAGCCGGTGCTCAAGCTAAGGCCGATGCGGCAGCGGCAGCGGCCGCAAATGCCGTACAGGCAAACCTAGATGCACATGCAGGGAAAAATGCTTCAACATCGCAGGCTGGGCATGTGAAACTTTCAAGTAGTACCAGTTCTACTAGTGAAACTGAGGCCGCAACTCCGAAAGCGGTAAAAGTCGCTATGGATGCAGCTAATACGGCTCAGAGTAACCTCAGCTCTCACGAAGGTAAATCGGCCACGGCTTCAGCTCTCGGGCATGTATACCACGCCATATACAATGTGACTCTGGATACGTCCTGGTCCGGCTCATCTGCACCATTTTCAAAGACCGTTACGGTAAACGGCATCCAAGCAAGCGATACTCCGATTATTGACGTTGTGATGAGCGGTACATACATTACGGATACTTCCAGGCTCGAGGCTTGGAGCAAGATCTATCGAGCTGTGACGGAGGCAAACAAAATAACCTTCTATGCAACAGAAAAGCCGACAGTGAGTATACCCGTTCAGGTAAAGGTGGTGAGATAATTGGGAGAAGCAATTATAACAAGACGTGGTGGAGGCATATTAAAAATAGCTGGGCAAACAGAAGAAATAGCCAGATTTGGCGAGGCGATAAACAAATATGACCCTGTTTGTGTTAAATTTGTAGTGACGAAACTGCCAAACCCATCAACATTACCAGGGAGTGATGGGCGTGGAGTCGCATTTGACCCAACAGGTATGTACCTGGCTGTGGTTCATCCTAACAGTCCATATATCACAATCTACAAACGAAATGGGGATACATTTACGAAACTGTCAGACCCATCAACATTACCACCGAGTACTGCGCGTGGAGTCGCATTTGACCCAACAGGTACGTATCTAGCTGTGGCTCATTATGAAAGTCCATATATCACAATCTACAAACGAAGTGGGGATACATTCACGAAACTGCCAAACCCATCAACATTACCAACGGGTGCTGGGCAAGGAGTCGCATTTGACCCAACAGGTACGTATCTAGCTGTGGCTCATTATGAAAGTCCATATATCACAATCTACAAACGAAATGGAGATACATTTACGAAACTATCAAACCCATCAACATTACCAATGAGCACTGGGTATGGAGTCGCATTTGACCCAACAGGTACGTATCTAGCTGTGGTTCATGAGGTCAGTCCACGTATCACAATCTACAAACGAAGTGGGGATACATTTACGAAACTGTCAGACCCATCAACATTACCACCGATCACTGGGCAAGGAGTCGCATTTGACCCAACAGGTACGTATCTAGCTGTGGTTCATCCTGGCAGTCCATATATCACAATCTACAAACGAAATGGGGATACATTTACGAAACTGTCAGACCCATCAATATTACCAACGGGTGAAGGGCGTGGAGTCGCATTTGACCCAACAGGTACGTACCTGGCTGTGGCTCATAATAACAGTCCATATATCACAATCTACAAACGAAATGGGGATACACTCACGAAACTGTCAAACCCATCAACATTACCAACGAGCACTGGGCGTGGAGTCGCATTTGACCCAACAGGTACGTATCTAGCTGTGGTTCATGATAGCAGTCCATATATCACAATCTATTCAGCAACTGCTTGCTTTAAAACAAACTTAATGTCTGATGTTTCTATAGCTGAAAAAGCAGGATATGCCAAAGAATCAGGAGTTGCAGGGGAATACAAAAAGATTGTAGTTATTTTCGGGTAAAGGAGGATGGTATTATGAAGTATTATTTCAGACTGAACCAAGACAACATTATTGTCGATGCTATTACATTTCCTGTAGAAGGATATATCGAATACGAAACCGATTATCCACTACCCGCAGGAATAAATGGCGGATGGTGGAAATTTGAAAACGGTCAACCTGTAGAATATCCCGAGTTAAAACCTGAAACTGAACTTGAACAGCGCATAGCAGACCTTGAAGCCGCTATAGCCGCTATATTGGGAGGTGCTGCAGAATGATGCCAAGTTGGAAGAAAAACATATTCGTGCGAGTCATAACCGCAAGGATGGCAGCCGAGGGTAGGACGGTGGATGAGATACTTGCGGAATATCCTGCACTAACGCAGGATGAAGTTGATGAGATTAAGGCGGCGATTGAGTTCCAGAACATGATGATTCTGCCGGATGTAGAGTAAGGAGGGGATGGTTCATGTTTGATATCGTGAAACGTAACTATGAAAGAGGATTGTGGTCAAAAGAAATGGTCAAAATGGCCGTGAAAAAAGGTGTTATCACCAAGGAGCAATACAAGGAAATAACCGGAGAGGATTACGAAGCACAGTGAAGGTGGTTTTCCGCTTTTTTAATTAATGTCCCGGTAGTAGGCCTTCCACGATACCGGGACTTTCTACTATATCAATTGGAAAGAAGGAATGCGTATGAGCGATGCAGTTTTAGTTGCGATTATCTCCGGGGGTGCTGCGGTATTCAGCTCAATAATAACGGGGTTAATCACAGGGGGGAAGACCATTTTCCGTATCGAGCAACTTGAAAAAAAAGTGGACAAACACAACAACCTCATTGAGCGAATGGTTGCAGTGGAGCAGTCTTGCAAATCGGCGCACCATCGGATAGACGGACTTGAAAGGAGCGTGATGAGGTAAAATGATAAAGATCCTCAATAACCCTAAAGTAGCTCCTAATTTCAATCTGGACGAATTCATGTGCAAATGCGGTTGCAACTCCCTCATCTATGAACCTGAGCTCGTTGAGAGGTTGCAGAAAGTAAGGAATGCAATTGGTGGTCCCATCACCATAGCCTCAGGTTATCGCTGCGAATCCCACAACAAGAAAGTGGGTGGCGATCCGAATTCACGTCATATAAAAGGGTTGGCCGCGGATATAAAAAGCTCCAAAAACATTTGGGAACTTGCCCGGGCCTGCTATGAGGCAGGGTTTGAAGGCATTGGTGTGTCTGACAACCTCAACACCAAACCTGTATCGGGCTATTACGTCCATGTGCAGGTTGGAGGGGAGAGAAAGTTCTGGACTTATGATAATTATAACAAGTCTCACCGCATTACCGAGGACGAATTCCTGCGACTTATCGGAAAGAAAGGCTATACATACGAAAAAATCAGCCTGACACATATAATCCGATGCAATCCTATGGATCTTCGTGCAGAAATAGTCAACAAGCCTCCGGCCAAGATAGGCCACAAGACTTTCTGGAATGCGAACTATTTCTATTACGACAATGGTGTGCCCAGGGTTGTAGGCTGGCTGATTTCCGAAGGAAAGATTCTGAATGAACGGCATGTCGATCCTAAGTGGGACAAGCCGAAAGGTACGTTCATTGTCTACAAGGACGGTAAGGTGGATGCATCCTGGAAGACTGACACCGAGATGACCAAGCTTGCGCCGAACATATGGTTTGCGTGCCAGGGATTCAATCTGTTCCCACCTGGCATGACGGTCAAGGAAGGCATCGCAAAGGAAGGTTTCAACTATGCAGAAATCGGCTATGCCACTAACCGCATTGCTATGGGCTATGACGGAAAACAGGTTGTAGCCATTGCCCGGCCATCCACAAACGCTGAGCGTGCCCAGGAATCCTTGAAAAATCTTGGTTGTAATGTAGGTATTGGCTTAGATAGCGGTACCCCGGCAACGTTCTATGCTGGCGAAACTGCACACATGGCGTCAAAAAACGCCATTCAAGCTATAGTCTTTGTGAAAGGAGAATGAATATATGGATTGGAAAAGAAAGTTGGGAAGCAGAAAGTTCTGGTCCCTGGTGGCCGTGTTTGTAACCTCACTGTTGGTGCTGTTTGGTGCTGACAGTGGGACCACAGAAAGGGTTACATCCATGATAATTGCCGGTGGCGCAGTTGTGGTATACATCTTTTCAGAGGGCAACATTGACGCTAAAGCGATAGACGGCAAAAACGAAAACACCCCCGGTTAATCCCGGGGGTGTTTTTGACAATAAGACTATTCGCTTAATCTCTCTCATCATAACTTTAGCCCGAAGTACATCAAAATCGTATCCTGCACCAACAGCCTCAATCTTCCGAATAGCACTGTTAGCACCTTCAACAAAAGCATTGGTTACACGCCTTTCGTTAAACTTTATAAAATCGATTATTTTGAACTCTGGCAGGTCTAATTAATTCTGTGCATGGTTTAGATAAAAATATATCCCTCCGAGGCACGGGGGATAAATCAGAAAAGGCTACTGGTTTTTGTGATGATTCAACCATATTTTGACATACAATTTATACATTGTCAATGGTGATGCTATTCACAAAGAACATGCGTTCTTTTATAATGGCCATAGGTGAGATTATGGGGATACTCAACAGACCAATTGAAATGATTGCTTTCCACACGGCGGCCGGCGAGGTCACGCCGATGAGATTCAAAATCATGGATGGTGATGACGTGAGTGTCGTCAAGGTTGACCGCATCATAAACCGGACGAAAGAAAAATCCTTGGGCATTTGGTACGGTTTACCTGTGCATCTGTCATAAACGGCATCGAAAAACGCTATGAGTTGGTTTTCTATCCTGACACCGCCCAATGGAGATTGCATAAAATGTAATTCGTTGCACTGTATTATGAAAAACTCTGCTTAATGGGTACTTAATGGGTACATGTATTTTTTTAGGCGCTCATGATCTTGCAATATTGCGCATCATAAAAGAAATAACCTCATCCATGGTAAGGATGAGGTCACCAGTTCGATCCTGGTTGAGGGCTCCAAA